CAGCACGCACCCCTGCTTGGCGATGAAACAGGATCTCAGGCACTTGCTGATCGCGTCCATCGCGTCTCCCCACAAGAGCCCCGGAGCCGCGAGGTCGATGCAGGCTGCATTGATCACCGCCTCGGGCCGGAACCCCTTGGGTGTCCTCGGCAGGTTCTGCGGCTGGATCAGCCTCCCCGCCCAGCGCCCCGTCCGGCCCGCCCCATAAAACTGAAGCAGGTTGCGGGCCCTGCCGTCGTTCGTCGAAGCCACGTCCAGCATCCGCTCAAGCTTCGCGACTGACGACTTAGCCGCCATCTGCCTAAGCTCCAGCACCCGCCGGACATCCGCCGGGGGCTCCTCGGTCAGGGCTCTGGTGACGGTCTCCCTGCTGACATCCGGGAGTTCGAAATTCTTTCCCCGCAACCAAGACATAAGCCTGTCCACCTGCGATCCGGGCCTCGTCACGTCGCCCTCGGTCAGCGTCCCGCACTCGGCATCGATGGCCATCAATTCCCACCTCGCCACGCGATCCAGCGCCATCACTGACTGCCGTTCGATCAGTATCCCCTCCCGGTTGATATGCATGTCCAGCCACGCCAGCCGCTGCTCGAACGGGTGCAGGTCAGGCACGAGCTTGTCGAGGCACCACTCCGCCTCCACGTCGCCCCGGCAGTACTCGGCAAGCTCGGCCAGCTTCCCGGGGTCCGTCTGGTGCCACGGCGGAAACCCTTTCCGGGGTCGCGACATCTGCAGCATCAGCCGCCGCTTGCTCTCGTCTTTTATGATTGGTGCCTTGAGTGCCACGCCCGCCTTCAGCAGGCCCCCCGGCAGGCCATAGGCCAGAGCCTTCTGCATGGTGCAGACCATCTGCTCGGGGCTGACATCGACATTGTAGTAGTCCCTCAAGATGGTCCATTCGAACAGGGCGTTGTGCGCCCTGATCTCGCCCCCGGCCTTTACGTGCGCGCGTATGCTCTCGGGAAGACAAAAATTTGGCCACACCGTGGACTTCACCGCCCCGTCGTCAAAGGCCCACGCCACCACGGTTATCGCGAACTCGGTCGAGCGCACGTAATTCTCGAGCCCGACCTTCTTTATGTCGGCGTCAGAAAACGTCTCAAAATCCAGATGCAGCACCCTGTTGGCTGTCATGGGTCGTTTCTCCTTTTTGCGTCCCTTTTAAATAGCCCTTGCGCTTTCATCTTGCAAGGCCTATATACAGGATGCAACACGCAAACCACCGGAGAAACGACCGTGACCCTTTTCAACATTCACCCTGCCGACGAACTCGCCGCCGTTCGCGAGGAGATCAAGATCCTCGAGGACCGCGAGAACACCCTGCGCATGGCGCTGATGAACGCCTCTGAGGCGGACCGCGACGGCAAGCAGTATCGCGCCTACATCCAGTCGTCCAGCCGCGAGAGCGTCGACAAGCCATCGCTGATCGCCGCCTTTGGCGAGGATGTCATCGCGCCGTTCCTGAAGAAGACCGACGTGCGCTCGCTCAAGCTCGCGAAGAAGGAGAACCCGGAATGAAGTCACAACACTACAGTGCCCCCAAGTGGAGGTTCCGGCACCTGATCCAGAGCCTCGGATCATACAACCAAGTGGCCTCCCTGCTCCAGCAGCGGGGCTACCCGCTCCTGCCGGAAAGCACCGTCACGGCGTGGGCCCACCGCAATTCGATCCCCTCCTCTTGGTTGCCTGCGGTCATCGCTCTGGCGCTTGAGGGACGGGTGATCGGCTCCATCGACGACCTCAAGGAGAGAAAGATTGTCAAGCGTCGAACTCCTGATCCGCAAGCCTGACCCCGCCGTCGTCGCCATCGACCCGGGCGCGGTCTCCGGCGCGATGGCGCTGGACTGCGACGATCTCATTACAGTGGCTGACCTGCCGGTCGCCAATGGTCAGCTTGACGCCGCTACGCTGGGGAGGACGCTGCGCGCCGCGCGCGTCAGGGTCGCGGTGGTCGAGCGCGTGGGGGCGATGCCCAAGCAGGGTGTCGCCTCCACTTTCAAATTCGGCTTCGCCTGCGGAGCCATCTACGGCGTGCTGGCCGCGCTGGAGATCCCGATTTACTATGTCACGCCACAGACGTGGAAGAAGCATTTCAGCCTGATCGGCAAGGACAAGGAGGCCGGGAGGGCTCTGGCTATTCAACGGCACCCCGCTGTCTGGGGGCTCCAACTCAAGAAACATCAGGGCCGCGCGGAAGCCCTTTTGATGCTCGACTGGTTCCGCGACAAGGAGAAACGACCATGACTGCGCCACTCTACAAGTTTCAATCCGCCGCCGTCCGGCAGATAGAGCGGGGGGAGCCGGTTTACCTCGGCTTCGACCCCGGCCTCGGAAAGTCACGCACCGCCCTTGAAGCCGCCCAGCGGCGCGGGGCCAAGCGGATCTTGGTCACCTGCCTTGCATCTGGCAGGTACGTCTGGGAGGAGCAGACGAGGCTCTGGAGCCCCTACCGGGTGATCACGGTCCGTGACGTAAAAGACCTCAAGGGCGAAGGCGTTTTCGTCCTGACCTACGGGCTCATATCGCAGCAGGGCTCGCCCTTCGTCGAGGCCGTCGCCAGCGGCCAGCCCTTTGACATGACCGTCCTCGACGAGGCCGCAGCCCTGAAGAACGTCGGATCCAACCGCACCAAGGCCGTCCTCGGGCGCATGCTGGGCAAGCTCGGCTATGTCCTGCCCCTGAGCGGCACGCCCGCACCCAACCATGCGGGTGAGCTTTACCCGATCCTGAAGGCTCTCTACCCGCAGGCACTGAAGTCCGGCACGGGCCGCGACCTCATGCAGTGGGAGTTTGAAAACCGTTACTGCAACGTAACGATGAAGCGCTTCGCGATGGGCGGCACGGCGGTCCGGGTGATAGAGGGCTCGCGCAACCTCGCGGAGCTTCGCCAGCGGATAGAAGGCTTCATGCTGCGGGTCCGCAAGGAGATGGTGCTGACGGACCTGCCGTCGATCCGCTACGATGTCGTCCCCATCGGCATCGACCCGCGCGTCGGCCAGCTTCCCACGCTCGGGCTCCCGGCGGACGACAACGCCCTGCTGAAGTATCTCGCCAACAACATCAAGGACGAGAACGTCATGCGGCTGCGGCGGCAGCTAGGGCTCTGCAAGGTCAACCCGGCGATAGAGTATATCGACGACTTCATGCAGAACCTGCCGGAGGGCCGCAAGGTTCTTGTCTTTGCGCACCACAAGGAAGTCATCGAAAGACTGATGTCGGGCCTGCAGAACTGGAGCCCCGTCAAGATCGACGGAGCCTCGACCCCGGCGATGCGGACGCAAGCGGTGAACACCTTCCTGACCAATAACAAGTGCCGGATCTTCATCGGCAACATCCAAGCCGCCGGGACCGGGTTCACCTTGGTTGGGCCCACCTGCCTGTGCTCCGACGTGATCTTTGTCGAGGCCAGCTACGCCGTGGGCGACAACGTGCAGGCGTCTGCCCGTGTCCACCGCATCGGCCAGAAAGCCGCCGTGGTGGCGAGGTTCCTGACCGCCCACAAGACCATAGACGACCGCATCCAGTCGATCCTCGCCCGCAAGGCGAAGGACTTCGCAGAACTGTTCAATTAGGGAGAGACGCATATGATCAGGGTTACATTCGAAGCGGACGATGTCCTCCGCCTGCGGGAGCAACTGGTACTGTTCCTGAACGGTCCCCAGCCTGCGCTCAAGGAGCGGGTGGAGGCTCTCAAGGCGGACCCCTACGAGAACATCCCCGATAACGCGCAGGCCGCGCCGGAGCCCGCGCCGCCACCCAAGAAAACCAAGGCTCCCAAGGCGGAGCCCCAGCAGGAGGCCCAGATGGAAGACAAGACCAAGATCGCCATCGACCTGCAGAACCTCAAGAACGAGCAACTGGACCGGCTCCGGGATCTGTTCAACGCAGGCAAGGGCACGTATGTACGCGACCTGCTGAAGAAGCACGGGGGCGGTGCCAAGGTCTTCCCGGAGGTTGACGCCGCGCAGTTCCCCGCCATCAAGAAAGACATAGACAAGGAGCTAGGCGCATGACCGACAAGACGGCAGACAAGATCGAACAGGAGCTTGCAGACGGTGTAGAAGACGACTTCGGCATCCGGGCGATGGCCCAGAAGCTCGCACCCCGCAGCCCGCTGCACACGCCAGTGTACGCCAGCAGCCCCTCGTCGCCCGACAGCGTCGAGCGCAGTCTGGTGGAGATAGAGAGGCTGATCCGCAAGGTCCGGGAACTCTCGGCGGAGATCAAGGGGAAGCTGGGTTGACCGATCACGCCGCCGCCTCACCCTCGTCTGCTGAGATGTGGATGAACTGCCCCGCCTCCGTCACCTTGGCGGAGGGCCGGACGCGACCATCCTCCCTCTATGCGAAGGAGGGCACGGCGGCGCATAGCATTGCTGAATTGATCCTGTCGGGTGAGTTATTCCCGCCCGACAGGATCACAGTCGAGGGCTCTGAGTTTATCGTCGGCCTTCCCATGCTGAGGGCTCTGAACCCATATGTCGACTTCATCCAGAAGCTTCAGGACCAGACCGTTGATGTGTGGATAGAGAAGCGGGTTGGTCTTGACGGGGGCGTTGTCTGGGGCACGACGGATTGTGTGGCGAAGGCTGGCCGCGTACTCCACATCGTTGACCTTAAGTACGGCAAAGGGGTGCCGGTCGATCCAGATCACGCTCAATTCAAAATCTATGCCCTTGCTTCCGTCCATACGCTCTGGCCCCAAGATTATTCACTGCTCGACGAGGTCAACTTAACAGTCATCCAGCCGCGTATAAACCCGATCCCGCAGACGTGCAAGATGTCATTCGACGACCTGCTGGGGTGGGGCGTCGTCGAGCTTCAACCGGCGATGAAACGCATCCAGCAAGGCGATACCACAGAGAAGTATGGTCACTGGTGCCGCTGGTGCGTCCGCAAAGGTGATTGTAATGCTTACAAAAATCACAAGAACGTACAGGCCTCCGCTGTTTTCGACGACGCCCCTTGACATCATGCAAGGCCAAGCATATGCTTGGTATCGGACAATGGAACTGTAGAACTCAGGAACTGAAAGGAACTGAAATGTCCAGCCTCAACACCCCCTATGGCGTCTTGTCGTTTCCCTCCCTCTTCCAGCCCAAGCCGCGCGCCGATGGCGGCGACCCGGTCTACTCGGCGGTGATCATCTTCTCTCCGGCACAGCAGCAGAATGCCGCCTACAAGGCGCTGCAGGATGCCTGCATCTCCGCCGCCAAGGAGGAATGGGGCGACCGCGTCAACCTCAAGGAACTGAAGATGCCTTTCCGCGATGCCGGGGAGAAGGCCGGTCAGTGGGGTGGCTTCGAAGTCGGCCACACCTTCCTGTCGCCTTGGTCGAAGAGCCGCCCGGGCATCGTCAATTCCCAGCGGCAGGACGTGCTCCTGCCGGAAGAGGTCTGGGGCGGGCAGCTTGTGCGCATGAACGTCTCGCCCTTCGCGTGGATGAACTCGGGCCGCAAGGGCGTGAGCTTTGGCCTCAACCATGTGCAGATCGTCCGCACCGACACGCCGCGCCTCGACGGCAGGGGCTCCGCCTCCAGCGCCTTCGACGACGGGCAGGTCACAGAGGAAGAAGAAGCACCGTTCTGATTTCAGATGGCGCGGGGGTGAGTAGCGCTTTGCCCCTTGCCTGTCGCCGGACCGGGGTTTCGCAGCACCCCGGTCCGGTTTTTTTATTGAAGGGAGAACGACCATGACAAAGATCCAAGAGGGGACCATCCGGCACGACCCGGATACCGGCAGGGACTACGAGTGGACCGGGGCAGGGTGGCTGCTGCTGGTGAAAGACAAGGACGCTGAGATAGAGCGGCTGACGGCACAGCTCAGGCTGATGAGCATGACTGCTGTCGGCGCGGAGAAGGAGGCGGACGACGCCCACGCCCTGATCCGCGAACTGGTGGCGGCGCTGAACGCCTGTTACTACGCTGAGATCATAACAAACGTAGAAAGCATATCCGCCGACGCCCTCGCCAAGGCCAAGGAACAGGGGTACGAGCCATGAGTTTCGCCGCGCACGTCCTCACCTTCCTTGTCATCAGCGCCGCGCTTGGCGCGGCCCTCGCCGCCCATATCCGCTGCGCCAACAATGAGGAATACTACAACAGCCGTATAGAGCGCCTCAGCGAGCGCCTGCGGGCTCTGGAGGGGCGCGATGGCCGTAGATGACCCACTGCAGGAGAAGGCTATAGACGCAGGGCTCCGGGCTTGGTTCCACCGCTCCCGCTGGGGCTACGTCGAGGTCAACAAGGAAACCCTGCGCAAGGACTTCGCCCGCGCCGTCAGGGCCTACCTTGATGTCATCAACAAGGTGGAGCGCTAGGTCAGGAACTCCTCCTCGTCGTCTCCAAGGGCATTCAGGAAGATCCAGTGATAGTCCGCGATCATGTAGGCGCAGTCGGTGCCGTTGATGATCCTGCGGGCATTCACCGGGTCGTCCTCGGTGTCGTTGAAGTACTGCCCCAGCTTGACCCCGGTGAACCAGCCCTCGGCCATGCCCCGGAACATGATCCTTGCCGCGATAAGGCTGTCGAGAGCAACACTTGGATGATCAACAAGATCACGGTCATCAACAAGACCAAGAGCAATCCCCGCATTTTTGTAGTTCTCTTCCCACGTCAGTTGCACGTAGCCGCGACCGACATAAGGATAGTAGTCCTTGCCTTGCAGGTACTCCTGCGATCCGTATTCTGTCGTCGGCCACATCCGCTCGGCAGTCTCATGGTAAGTCGTCGCCAGCATGTAGGCCAGCCAGCGGATG